AAGTTAAATCTGAAAAATCAGAAGAATAAATAAGAGAAAGAGTTACAAGTAGAAAAATGAGTCATTTTGGAGATTTACTAGCAGGGAAGGGTGATGGTTCTCCAACTGTTTCAACACCAGAACCAGTTGTACCTGTAGTTACTGCACCAGAACCAGTAGTACCTCCTGTTACACCCAATCAAACAGTTGAACCTACTCCACCAGTTCCACCTGTAGTAGAAGATATACCATCTGATTTAACGTGGCTTTCAAAAGATAAATTAGAAGAATTGGGTAGAACGCATGGTATTGAGTTAGATAGAAGATTATCTCAACCAAAGTTGGTACAACAACTTCAAGATCATATTGCTAATAAAACTGCTTAGTGCCAATTAAAAAACTGTCACAAAGGGGGACATAACCCCCCTTTTTTTGTCTATAATATGATTAATGAAACAAACAAATTATGGCTTTTGAACTTAAGATGACTGAACAGCAAGCGATAGATGGATTGAAGAGTACGTACGGTACAGAATTAACTGCTGCTGATGTTCGTGCTTTTTGTGCTATGAATGATATTGCTTATCCAACTGTAACTAAGAAAATTCAAAAATATAAAATTGCAAAGGGTAAGTGGAATCTTGAAGTTACCACAAAAGCAGTAGAGAATATTGAAAAATCTTTTTCTGCCCCTGCAGTACAACCAACAGTTCAGCAAAATCTTATTCCAGACAAGGATAATACATTCGTTAAATTTGGTTCATTTACAGATGTTAAAAAAATTATACAAAGTCGTATTTTTTATCCTACTTTTATTACTGGTCTTTCTGGCAATGGCAAGACACTTTCAGTAGAGCAAGCGTGTGCTCAGTTAGGTAGAGAACTTATTCGTGTAAACATTACTATTGAAACTGATGAGGATGATCTTATTGGCGGTTTCCGTCTTGTTGATGGGGCAACAGTATGGCACAATGGCCCAGTCATTGAAGCACTCGAACGAGGTGCTATATTGCTCCTTGATGAAATCGACCTTGCCTCTAATAAGATTCTCTGCCTCCAACCAATTCTTGAAGGAAATGGAATCTTTCTTAAAAAGATCGGGAGATTTGTCAATCCAAGAGCAGGATTCAACGTTATCGCAACCGCAAATACTAAGGGCAAAGGTTCAGATGATGGAAGATTCATTGGAACTAACGTGCTCAACGAAGCCTTTCTGGAAAGATTCCCTGTAACCTTTGAGCAAGATTATCCAGCACCATCTGTTGAAAATAAAATTTTAGATGGTATTGCTAGTGAATTGGGTGTTACTGATTCTGAGTTTTGTAAAAAACTTGTAGATTGGGCTGACATTATCCGAAAAACCTTCTATGATGGTGGTATAGAAGAGATTATCAGCACTCGTAGATTGGTTCACATCGTTCGTGCTTTTAGCATTTTTAATGATAAAGCAAAAGCAATTAAAGTATGTACTAATCGCTTTGATGATGAAACTAAGCAATCTTTCTTAGAATTATATGATAAAGTTGATGCTGATTTTGAATTACCTAGTGAGGAAGTATGACCATTTGGCAAGATTATATTGATGCTCTGTTTGATACCTTTCCTCAGTTAAAGATAACTGAGGAGTGGGCTAGGTGGGAGAATAAGGATGCTAAGTTAATAGCAAACATTCGCACTGGTAAACACTTTATAAAGGCAAGAGAGGCACATATAACAGATCCTAACTCTGACATATACAATACTATACTTTATCCTAACACGGATGCAAATGTTCCTACAGGACTTCTTCCTTGTTTTGGTATGGATTTAATGAAGTTTAGTGATAGGAAGGTTATACTAGTATTTGATTTCCAGCATCCAATAGAAAATTTTTTATTTTCAGTTGATGGATTGCCTGAAGATGATGGCAAATATAGATTCTTTGAGATGGGTAATCATTTTTCTAAGAATATATTTGTAAGATACTGTAAACCAGAAGAGGTAAATGCTTATCTATCTGAATTTAAAGAATACTTGACACAATACAAAAATATGGTAGAATTAGGGAAACCAACAGGTAAAGATACTACAGCATATAAGGACTTTGATGCTTATATGACTAGATTAGATCCTGTTAGAGGATATCTAAAAACAAAATTTGGTGAGGAGAAATCCGAATCATTTGTAAACGATTTCTTATTCACTTATGGTTAATTCTTGGAGTTTACTTTACGACGAAATTTATGGAGATGATGAAATGAACGATGATACGAAAGTAACATCATTTGAAAGTGATGAATATGATCCTAAACCAAAATCAGATTCAGATGAAAGTGATTGGAATGATCCTGTTATTAAAGTAGGAGATGATTTACTTTCTGGTGTAGGTACTGAATCTTATCCATCAGATTGTGCTGGAGATTATATTTCTTTGGATTCTACTTTAAACTATGATACTTTTAATTTAGATCTTGGTTCTATTGATTGTTCAGAGGGTATTACAATAACTGGTGCTCCAGATGGAGTTACTACTGGTACTGTTAATATACAAACACCTGGAATACAAAGGGATTGTAATAGAAAATATAAAGAAGATGAGTCAATTAAAGCTCTTCAGGATTATATCTCCACGACATATGGTGGACACTATACTTCCAAAGAAAACAACGTCCAGACACTTGATCTTATCGAATCTGTTGGCGATGCTGAATCTTTCTGTCGTTCTAATGCAATTAAGTATTTGAGTCGCTATGATAAGAAAGGACAAGCAAAACGTGATATACTAAAAGCATTACACTATACTTTACTATTATATCATTTCAGTGGACAATTAAATGAAACTCCGACCCGTGGTTATGAAACTTTCTGATAATACATTAACAGTTCTTAAGAACTTTGCTGGAATTAATAATTCCATCCTTGTAAAACAAGGAACACAACTTCGCACAATGTCTGTCGCTAAGAATATTCTTGCAGAAGCAGTTATTGATGAGGAATTTCCTAGAGATGTTGCTGTATATGATTTAAACCAATTCCTTAATGGATTGAGTTTACATCAAGATCCTGATTTGGATTTTGAAAATGATTCTTATATTACAATCCGTGAGGGTAGAAGAAGAGTCAAATACTTTTACGCAGATCCAGCAGTAATTATATCTCCTCCAGATAAACAAATTACTTTACCTACAGTAGATGTTAATTTTCAATTGGAAAGTGCATCTTTAGAGAAGTTGCTTAAAGCAGCAGCAGTATATCAGTTACCTGATCTATCTGTAATTGCTGATAACAATGAAATTCGTCTTGTTGTAAGGGATAAGAAGAATGATACATCCAATGAATACTCTATAATTGTAGGGGAAACTGATAAGGAATTTGTTTTCAACTTTAAAGTTGAAAATATTAAAATTATTCCTGGTGCATATGATGTATCTATTTCATCAAAATTACTTTCAGAGTTTACTAATACAAAGTATGATTTGAAGTACTATATTGCATTAGAACCTGATTCTACTTTTGAATAATGAATTATATTGGATTAGAAGTTGTATTCTGGACATCTCTTACAATTTATATTCTAATAAAGTTAGGAGCATTTAAAAAGATATGAGTAACACTGAAATCATACAGGGGAAGGTAAAAACAGTTTTTGCCACCTCTGAACCTGATAAAGTTCTTATACAATATGAAGATAAAGTTACTGCAGGTAATGGTAGAAAGATAGATTTTCCTGAAGGAAAGGGAAAAGTATGTCTTGAAATCTCTTCATATCTATTTAAAATGCTAGAGGAACAAGGTATTCATACTCATTATCTTGATACCTTTCCTGAAAGGATTATGTCATGTAAGAAGGTTGATATTATTCCTATAGAAGTAGTAGTAAGAAATGTTGCTGCTGGATCTATTGTTAGACAAACAACGTTGGAAGAAGGTAAAATTATTAATTGGCCTTTAGTGGAATATTACTTAAAGGATGATGATAAAGATGATCCTCTTCTTACTATAGATCGTATTAATTTAATGGGATATGGTAATGAACTATCTGTTTTAGAGTATCAAGCAAGAGAAATCAATTCTATACTTAGGTCTACTTTTAGAAAGATTGGACTAACACTTGTTGATTTTAAACTAGAGTTTGGTTATGATTCTAATGGTAATATACTTTTATCTGATGAGTTATCTCCTGATGGAATGCGTCTTTGGAAAGAAGGAACTAAAGATAGTTTTGATAAAGACTTGTTTAGAAAAGAAGAAGGTGATATAGTAGAGGCATATCAATACATATTGAATCAATTGCTTACTAAAATTGGGTATACTGTATAATATTGATTCTTTAAAAATTTTATAAATTATGAGTGATTTTATTTGGGTTGAAAAGTATAGACCCCAAACTATTGATGATTGTATTCTTCCAAAGAGTACAAAGAAAACTTTTCAGGATTTTTTATCTAAAGGTGAGATTCCTAATATGCTTCTATCTGGTCCTCCAGGAATTGGAAAGACCACGGTTGCTAAATGTTTATGTAAGCAGTTAGGGGCAGATTATTATGTCATTAACGGATCGGATGAAGGGCGTTTTCTTGATACTGTTAGGAATAATGCCAAGAACTTTGCGTCTACGGTATCTCTCACGAGTGAGTCGAAGCACAAGGTCATCATCATCGATGAAGCAGACAATACCACTCCCGACGTACAACTCCTTCTCAGAGCGAGTATTGAGGAGTTCTCCAAAAACTGTAGATTTATCTTCACCTGCAACTATAAGAATAAGATCATCGAACCACTCCATAGTCGTTGTGCTGTCGTTGAGTTTTCTGTAAATGGTAAACAGAAACAATTAATCGCTGCATCATTTTTTAATAGATTGAGGCATATATTGGAGCAGGAACGGGTTAATTTTGATGATAAGGTTTTAGTCCAATTAATTAATAAGCACGTTCCTGATTGGCGTAGAGTGCTTAATGAGTGTCAAAGATACTCTGTAGGGGGTGCGATAGATAGTGGTATACTTGCACATTTTAGTGACGTTAAAGTAGATGAACTTACGAAAAATCTTAAATCGAAAAACTTTTCGGAAGTACGTAAATGGTGTGTCAATAACTTGGATAATGATCCTACTGTTTTATTACGTCGCCTTTACGATAGTCTTTACGAATCCCTTGTCCCTGCCTCTATTCCTGCTGCCGTTCTTGTTATTGCGAAGTACCAGTATCAAATAGCATTTGTTGCTGATCAGGAAATAAATCTTCTTGCTTGCCTTACTGAGATTATGGTGGAGTGTGAGTTTAAATGATATAAATAAACTTAAGTTTTAGAGTTAGAAAGGGGAATAATAAAACACACACACTCCCAACACATAAACTCATAAACTTACATACAATCGCAAATTAACTATCATGTCTAGGAACCCCTACGAACTTCGTATGGACTGTCTTCAAATGGCAGAAAGTAGGCTTCAAACACGTTATAATGAAGCACAACGGAGATATGAATACCTTGACGAAAAGGGTATTTTACAAGATCCTAATGATTATCCAATATATCCAACTGATCAAGAAATTGAAGAGTTGGCAGACAAATTAGTTTCTAAAATGTCTGGAGAGTAAATATTATGAGAACGCAAAATAAAGAAAATTATTATTATTTGTTTTGGGTAGTAGCAATGGTTGCTTTTATAGTACCTCAAGTATTTACCGCTTATGGTATTATAAAAATTGTTGATTATCTAGAAGAACCTTTGAAAGTGGAGGTCATTCTAGATGACTGATACAGTAAGTTTGGATGTTTGGGGTAATTTAACTGTGGTAAAGGGACCTACAAAAATTTGTGCACGGTGTTCTGAAGAAAAACCTTTAGAGGAATTTACCATTTGTAATACTACACCACGGAAAAAACATTACAAAAGATTTTGCAAATTATGTTCTGCTGAAATGCAGAAAGAGCGAATCATTATTAAAAAATCTGCTCCACCAAAAACTACTAAATGTGAATTGTGTGGTAAAGAAGCAAAAATGTATATGGATCATTGTCATACTAAATTAGTTTTTAGGGGGTGGATTTGCAATGAGTGTAACACTGGTCTTGGAAAGTTTCATGATGATGTAGAACTATTAGAGAAGGCTATTTCTTATTTGGAAGAACGTAAATGAAACAATCTAATCTTGAGGAAAAAATAAAAGTTGCTGAAGAACGAATCAGTGAATTGAACACATTAATTAAACATTGGAGATTACAAAATGATAACCAAAGAAAAGCAAAGGAATCAAGTTAAATCAAAATTTTATTATATCTTCTGGGGTATAGCAACAGTTTCTGTAGTAGCAGGACAACTATATGTTGGTTCTGGATATAGAGTATTTGCTAATGCTCTAGGTAGAATCTTTGATGCAGTTGAAGTAGAAGTTGGTAGAGAGTATAATGGAGATAGATTCTATTAATGAGAATTGAAACTAGAGAAGCAATGGAAATGTTGTTTTCTGCTAAATGGAACTTGCCAAAAGCAGCAAAACACTGTAGACTATCACGTAAGGAAATGATGATTACCTTTAGTGAGTATTGTGCTTTGCATGAACCAACTTATAACAGGTTTGAAACAGAACTTCAATTAGAACTAAATTATGAGCAAAAAAGGACTCAAAACCCCACTTAGATATCCTGGTGGCAAATCTCGTGCCTGTACTAAGATGGGAGAATACTTTCCAGATCTTAGGGAGTATGTAGAATTTCGTGAACCTTTTTTAGGTGGTGGAAGTGTTGCTATACACGTTAGTAAATTATATCCACATCTGAAGATTACTGTTAATGATCTTTATGAACCTCTTATAAACTTCTGGAGTAATCTTCAGATGTTTGGAACAGAATTATCTACAGAATTAAAAAATCTTAAGATTGCTCATTGCAATCAAGACTCTGCTAGATGTTTATTTGCAGAGATGAAAGATGTTATTAACGATAAAACAAAAACTGATTTAGATAGAGCAGTTGCTTTTTATATCGTAAACAAGTGTAGTTTTTCTGGTCTTACTGAGGCATCTTCTTTCTCAGCACAGGCAAGTGATTCTAATTTCTCTATGAGAGGAATTGAAAAATTACCAGAGTATTCAGAGATAATTTCACATTGGCATATCAATCAATATTCTTATGAATATTGTTTCAGAACAGATATTCATGATGGTCTTTTTATCTACTTAGATCCTCCTTATGATATTAAGGATAATCTTTATGGGAAGAGTGGATCTATGCATAAAGGTTTTGATCACGACAAATTTGCTAGTGATTGTGACGAACATAACAACATTAATATGCTAATTAGTTATAACTCTGATCAGTTGGTTAAAGATAGATTTAAAAACTGGAATGCTAGTGAGTTTAAATTAACTTATACAATGCGTTCAGTTGGAGAATATATGAGAGATCAACAAGAAAGGAAAGAGTTATTATTGTTCAATTATAAATTGTCAGAGGTAACTGTTGATGGATGACTATCATAAACACGTTAATGATCTTTGGGAAGATATGGATCGTCTCAATATGTTATATGAGGAGTTGTGTTGGGCTCATGATGACGTTTTAGAGTTTGTTCCTGATTATAAAAATGATAGAATTATAATCAAGAACAGATCTAAAGAAGATGAGAAAAAAATGGATAAATTGGATCAGTGACATTAAAAGATCATATGGGTCCAAAAAAGAATTGGACAGATGAACATTGGTTAAAATATGCTCATGTGATGGTTCATTCTCCTTGGATTGATGATCAAGAGAGGGACTATTGGAAATATAAAATTAAAGAACTTACAAAATGATAGAAAAAATAATTTTTCTATCTATAATATTCCTTGAAGAGTTTGTCAAAAGAACTTTAATTGGTGTATACTATACTTGGCAGAAGTTTGATTACTGGAACTTTAATCGACAATTACCTAAATGACTGAATTGAAAGATTGGTTAAACTCAATTAACCAAACAAAAAAGAATTTAATTGATGAAGATCCTTCATTAGAAAGGGAGTATAATCCTTACATTGTTAATCGCATTTATTCAGGACATCTTGACTCTGTAATGTTTGCAAATGAAATGAATAAGTACTCTTTCCTATCAAAGAAGATTCAATATGATTTTTATCTAAATAGTTTACGATCTAAGAAGAGATTCTCTCCTTGGCTCCGAAAGGATAAGATCAAAGATCTTGATTATGTAAAACGTTACTATGGTTATAGTAATGAAAAGGCACAACAAGCATTGAAAATCCTAACTAAACAACAACTTAATTTTATAAAATCAAAATTTGAAACTGGAGGAACAAAATGACTGTGCTTAAAGAGCCTGAGGTGAAGTGGTCGCCTGATCAGATGGTGGAAGTGACTCTGAATGAGCCAGATGACTTCTTAAAGGTAAGAGAAACGCTTACAAGAATTGGTGTAGCATCGAGAAAAGAAAAGAAGATATATCAATCATGTCATATCCTACACAAGCAGGGAAGGTATTTCCTTGTACATTTTAAAGAATTATTTGCATTAGATGGGAAACACGCTAACCTTACTTCTAACGACGTTCAGCGTCGCAATCGTATTGCTCAGCTCCTTGCTGATTGGGGATTGGTTGGTGTCGTAAATGTTGATACAATTCAAGATATAGCACCTTTAAATCAAATTAAAGTTTTATCTTATAAGGATAAACAAGATTGGATTTTAGAAACCAAGTACAATATTGGTGCAAAGAAAAAGAAACCAGAATCAGGAGAAGAAGGGGGTTGACACCCTCTTTTTTTATGCTATACTATGTTTGTTGAATCGACGGGTTCAACGGGGAGTGACTGAATAAACTTTCTGGCATATAGCTGGTTAAGGTGACGAGACAC